CAGGTGTAGGAACAGTATCGGGGTCGCTCTAACGGGCGGCTCCAGCCTCATTCAACAAGCTCGCTTCGGCGGGCTTTTTCATTTCCACAATGCCTATCAACATCGAAGAAGCTCTACAGCGCATAGAGGCAGGAGAAAGCCAAGCTGAAATAGCTCGTTCGATGCGTGTTGATGCGGGCGATCTGTCGCGGGCTTTGAATGCAAACGACGAAATAGCCCAACGATCCGCGCGCGCGCGTTCTATTTCGGCTGAGGCGTGGCTAGATCGTGGCCTAGAAGCCCTTGTAAATGCTGATAGCGACGGCGCAGAGATTGCACGGGCGCGCTACATCGCTCAGGAATGCGCCAGACGCGCAGCTTTGCGTAACCCTGCCTATCGTGAAAAGCAGGCGTTGGAGCATTCAGGCGAGGTTGCAACGCGGATTGTCATTGATGATTCGCGTAGTTAAGCTACGGAAAACCGCGTTTATACGGTTTTCACTCTGTTTTTTCAGGTAGTTTCGCTACATGAACGAAAAAGTCATCCGTTTACCAAATAACGGATGGCGACCGCGCGAGTATCAATGGCCCGCATGGGACTATCTCCGAGATGGAGGCAAGAGAGCGCTACTGTACTGGCACCGCCGATCAGGCAAGGATGATGTCGCGCTGCACTGGGCTGCAATAGCTAGCCAGAAACGAGTCGGTAACTACTGGCACACGCTGCCAGAACAGGCGCAGGCTCGTAAGGCGATCTGGGACGCGGTTAACCCGCATACCGGGCGCAAACGGATTGATGACGCGTTCCCGCTGGACATGCGGAAGCGCACGCTCAACAACGAGATGTTGATCGAGTTTGTCAACGGTTCAACATGGCAGGTGGTTGGCTCTGACAACTACAACAGCCTGGTCGGCTCTACGCCGGTTGGTGTTGTGTTCTCCGAGTGGGCGTTGTGCGACCCGAATTCATGGGCTTACATTTCGCCGATCCTCGAGGAAAACGGCGGATGGGCTGCATTCATCACGACAACGCGGGGCAAGAACCACGCGTATCGGATGTATGAGGCAGCGAGAACTGACAAGGCGTGGTTTACGCAGGTTCTACGGGCTGCTGATACCGGTATATTCACTGCCGAACAGCTAGACCGGATCAAGGCTGAGTATTCAGCGCTGCACGGTTCAGGTGTTGGCAACGCGCTATTCGAGCAGGAGTACAACTCCTCTTTCGATGCTGCTGTCGTTGGTGCGGTGTACGGTGACGAGATGTCACGCGCTCGCAATGATGGGCGCATTAGGCCAGTGCCGTACAACCGTGAGAAACCGGTGTTCACCGCGTGGGACATCGGCGGATCAGACAGCACGGCTATCTGGTTTGCTCAAGAGATCAGCGGCGAACTGCGCCTGATTGATTACTACGAAAACCGCCTGAAGGACGTCGCGCATTACTGCGACATTCTGCGAGGCAAGGGATACAGCTACTCGGAGTGCGTGCTACCGCATGACGCATTCAATCGCGGTCAGGCAGTGCTAGCGACCGGCAAAACGATTGCCCAAATGGTTGAGGGCTTCGGCTTCAAAGCCAGGCAGGCTCCGAAGCTCGGTATTGCTAAACAGGTTGGCATTCAATCGGCGCGGATGCTGTTGTCGCGCGCGTGGTTCGATGAGACCAAATGCGCTCGTGGCGTCGATTGCCTCCTGAACTATCGCTACGAAACCAACAACAGCACGGGCGAGCTGAACAAAGAACCGCTGCACGATTGGGCCAGCCACGGCGCAGATGCTTTCGGCTATCTGGCGTTGGCTATCAACAGCGTGCAGACCGGCCAGCCGACATGGGGCAAGAAGCTCAACTACCCGAACATGAGAACGGTGTGAAGAACTCATACAAAAGGCACAAGTGACTAATGGATGAATCAGCGCTCACAGCGCTCCTAAACAACGAACTCCGCAATGCAATGGGGTACGTTGGCCGCTTGACGCAAGAGCGGGAGCGCGCGCTGTTCTACTACCGTGGCGAGGCGAAGGGCGACCTGTCCGCGCCTGAAGTAGAAGGCCGCTCGTCGGTCGTCTCTACCGACCTGATGGACACCGTCGAATGGATCATGCCGCAACTGATGCGCATATTCATGAGCGGGGAAGACGTTGTCGAGTTTTCGCCAAAGAAGGCAGAAGCCGAAGAATCAGCCAAGCTGATAACGCAGTACGTCAACTACATCATGCAGCACGACAACGAAGGTTTCCGTGTGCTGCATACCTGCATCAAGGACGCCCTGATCGAAAAGATGGGCGTTGCCAAGGTCTATTGGACGACCGAAGGCGTAGAGCGCAAGGAAGAATACCAAGGCTTGACGCAGGAAGCGTTAGCCGAGGTTATGAAGGATGAGGACGTAGAGCTTCGCCAGGCAACAGAGCGCATTGACCCGATGACGGGAATGCCGGTCTATGACGCGGTGTTCTGCCGTAAGACCGAAGAGGGCAGGGTGAAGATTGACCCTGTCCCGCCAGAAGAATTCCTGTTCGCCCGTGACTCGAAATCGACGCAGCATTCGCGCTTTATGGCGCATCGCGTGCAAAAGACGATCAGCGATCTGCGACAGGCTGGCTACGACGAAAAGAAGCTGGAAAACCTAGGCTCCGACGAGGGCGCTATCGACCTCACTGGTGAGCGTGTGCAGCGTGCGCTACAGGACGACGAGAACGCATGGGCCAATCGTTACCGGGAAGCCTCACAAGACCCTGCAAGCCGTATCGTGTGGGTCAACGAGTGCTACATCAAAGTCGATTACGACGGTGACGGCATCGTCGAATGGCGCAAGGTAGTCAAGGCCGGTAACGTCGTCCTTGAAAACGAAGAGATCGACGAACCGCCGTTTGTGGTGTTTACTCCGCTGCTGATGTCGCACCGCATGATCGGCCTCGGTATGTATGACCTTGTCGGCGATTTGCAGCGCATCAAGACCGCTTTGCTGCGTCAGGTGCTGGATAACGCCTACCTTATCAACAATGGCCGCTATCTGGCTTTGAATGATCGGGTCAACCTTGATGATCTGCTGACGGTTCGACCGGGCGGGATTGTTCGCGTTGACCAGATGGACGCCGTACAGCCGTTGCCGGTCAATCCTATTGGCAACAACGCGCTTCCGTTGCTGGAATACGTTGACGAACTGCGCCAGAACCGTACCGGTGTTACCGCGCACACTCAGGGAATCGACGGTGACGCGCTGAACAAGACCGCCACGGGCATGCAAATCCTTCAGGACGCATCGCAAGCCCGTATTGAGCTGATTGCACGCACGATGGCAGAAACAGCCGTCAAACAGTTATTCCGGCTGGTGTTTATGCTGGTCTGCAAGCACCAGAAGACATCAAGGATGATGCGTGTCAACGGGAAATACATCCCGGTGAATCCGCGTGAATGGGTCAACGAATACGACATGACGATCAATGTTGGTCTTGGTATGGGTAACAAGCAGGGGCAACAGCAAAGCCTGATGCAACTGCTCACAATTCAAAAAGACGCTTTGGCCGCTCAGTTAATTCCGCCTAACAAGGTTTTGGCAACTGCTCGCAGACTGACCGAAGCGATGGGCTACAAAAACGTTGACCAGTTCTGGCCGACCGATCAGGAAGCGCAGCAGATGATGCAGCAGCAACAGCAGAAGCCGCCGCAAGACCCGATTCTGATTCAACAGCAGATCGACGCGCACAAACAACAAACAGCGCAGGCTATTGAGACGTTTAAGGCGCAGCAACAAAGCCAATTGCAGCAGCAGAAAGCGCAATTAGACCAAGCGGCGGAGGCGGCAAGGCTTCAACAGGAAAAACAGCTTGCCATGCTTGAAATCGAGAAAAAAGCCGCTGTAACCATGCGTGTTGAAGCAATGAAAGCGGCTGTAGAAATCGTAAAATCCGCAAGCCTTGGACAAATTCAGGACGTGCAACAGCAGGCCGCAGAGGTGGCGCGGTTGACCGAAGAAATTGACGCCACAGCAAACAAACTAGCGCAATGACGCAATGCCCTAACTGCCGAACGGATGAATCAAGTTTGATTCGGTTCCTACGCACAGAAGACAGCGAGCGCGGTGTTTACAAGCTGTATCAACGCATGAATTGCGCGCGTGTGCTGGATTCAGAGATTCGATGGGCTGTTTATGAGTGAAGAAGCCAAACTAGCGCAAGAAGTAGCCCGCAGCCAAGACGCTCAGGCGCTCCTTGAAAACCCTCTGCTGATCGAAGCGTTCGACGCTATCGAAAAGGAAATCGACAAAGAATGGAAGCAATCGAAAGCAAACGACGCGGACGCCCGCGAAAAGTTGTACCTGATGAATCGCCTGTTAGCCAAGTTGAAGGGGCAGATTCAGACGCACGTACAGACGGGCAGACTAGCGCAGAAGCAGCTTATCGACCTTCGGGAGCGCCGTTCGTGGTTTGGGACGAGATAGAGGCGTATGCCACCTCTCTGGAAACCGACGAACGCCGTGTGACTCGTGTCTATTGTGACATTGAGAACCCGCCAGAACTGTTCCACGGTCGCTATGGAAATGCGCCCGTAGAAAAAGGAGCATTTGCCGTCGTTACACACGATGGCGAACGTCACTACGGCGAGTGAATCGCCGGTAAACGCCGTGAGGCGCCGTTCCCCCGGAAACGGGGGACAGATTGGACAACATGGAAGAGCAGGACAAGCCTCTAGACGCACCGGCAGAGCCGACAAGCGTTGACGAAGCACCCAAAGGTTATGACCTCAACGAGGGCGCGGATCGAATCCTAGCCCTGAATAAATCGGAACCCAACAGCGAACCCGCTAACGCACCGAAGACAGAGCCGGAGGCCCCCGCAAAACAAGCGGACAAGGCGCCCGAGCCAACCTTATCCGAGGAAGAGCGAAAAGCCGGAGAACTGAGGCAAGCGGACTACACCCGCAAGACTCAGGAACTCGCTGAACAGCGCAAAGCTGTTGAAGCAGAACGACAACGCATCGGGCAAGAGCGCGCGCAGTACGCGCAGCAATTGCAAGGCGTCATGTTCGCGCTACAGCAGGAAAAGCCACCGAATTGGGATGAGCTACTCGCTACTGACCCGACCGCGTATCTGCAAGAGCGCCACAAATGGGAGCAAAAGGCCCAAGCGTTCAACCAGGCGCAACAGCAGCTTGCCTACGTTAACCACGTTCAACAGCAAGAGCAGCAGCAGCACCTTGCGGCCTATGTGTCGCAACAAGGCCAGCAGATGCTCGATGCCGTTCCGGAGTGGAAAGACGAAGCGAAGCGCGAAGCAGAGCACAAGAACATCCGTTCAGCACTGCAAAAAGCCGGGTTCCGTGACGAGGAGCTGAATCAGATTTACGACCACAGGATGCTTGTTGTAGCGCGCAAAGCGATGCTCTACGACGACATGGTAGCCAACATGGCAAAGGCGAAGGAAGCGGCGCAGAAAGCCCCTCCGGTACGCCCTTTGTCCTCTGGCGTGCCTTCTGATGGTCAACACATCAATCAAGCGGCATTTCAACGATTGAAGCGGTCTGGCGGACGTTCGATGGACGACGCAACAGCAGCAATCCGGTCGCTACTCGGATAAGGACTCATCATGGCTATTGTTAGCAACACGTACACCACGTACGACACCACGGCTATTCGTGAACAACTGGACGATGTCATTTACAACATCGCCCCGACTGAAACCCCGTTTGCTTCTGGCATCTCCAAAGGCAAAGCGGAAAACGTCTTTTTTGAATGGACGATTGACACCCTCGC